TGGTGCAAAGGCACACAAAACAAGAGTAACACACAGAAACAACACAATTAGAGGGTTAAAGAAAAAAGCTCAAGCTGAGTATCAAGAAATGTTTGAAAAAACTATGGAAACTTTGAAGGCTCAATATCAAGCTGAGAACGGTGAAACAACTGATTTAAACACAGAAGTTGTTGGTGATGTGACCGACATAAATGTAACCGATGCTGAGGTTATAACTCCGGAGGTAATTGATGAGAACTAAGATAGTATCAGCATTTCCCGGTGTGGGAAAAACTACCTATCATAAAAATAACCCTGAGACCACCTTGGATTCCGATTCAAGTGGTTTTAGTTGGGTTGTTGATGAACACGGTAATAAAACAAGAAACCCAAGTTTTCCACAGAATTATATAAACCATATCAAAGAGAATATTGGTAAGTACAAATACATCTTTGTTTCTTCACATAAAGAAGTGAGAGATGCTTTGTTAGACAATTGTTTATATTTCTATTTGGTTTACCCGGATGATAATAGAAAAGAGGAGTTCATCCAACGATATAGAGATAGAGGTAATGATGAAAACTTTATTAAGTTAGTTGATTCTAAATGGTATGAATGGATGAGAGAGTTTTATTGGATGGATAGAGGTTGTGAGAAACTAACCGCGTATGATGGTTGGAACTTAGACACCGTATTGGAAGCTCAAGATAGAAGAGACGGTGGTGAAGTCATTCAAGAAGACGTAGAAGAACTGAATTAAAACAAATGGATTTATTTAATCCCCCACCACAATTTAATTATACAATAATGGAAGACCTAAATATTGTAAACTTGGATAATCCTTACCTACAGGTTGTATGGGAGGATTATGCCGAGAATTTTACACAAGAAAAAATAAAGAGTGTTCGTCATTACTTCCAAAAAAAGTATGATACAACTAATGTTAATGTAATTACAAAGACAAAGGTTGCTCAAGACACCACACATACCGTAGACATATCCTTTAACATCTTGGATGAGAACTATCAATTAGAATTAGTTCGTTCATTCTTGGAATCAAAAGGGAATATGGAACACTACGATGATATCTACCAACTCAATAGTGTGGTGGATAACAAATTGTTGCAAGACCAAACCGATGCAACACCATTTAAGAGATGGTACATTAAGAACATCGAGTTCTCAAACTTTTTATCCTATGGTGAGAATCAGAAAATAGATTTTGAGAAGTGTGATGGTATTACGGTGGTGGAATCAAACCCACCTAACTTTGGGGGTAAGACAGTATTAACCGTGGACTTACTTATGTTCTTATTCTTTAATGAGACAACCAAGACATCCAAAGCTGAGGAGATATTCAACAGATTTACCGAGAGAAACAAAGTTGCCGTCAAAGGTGAGATTACAATTGATGGTGAGGAGTATATCTTACTTAGAAACATCGAGAGAAAGTTATCAAAGAAAAACGAATGGACGGTTAAGACCGAGTTGGACTTCTATAAGAGATTGTCTGATGGTAGTTTGCAGAACTTCACCGGAGAACAACGAAGAGAGACCGAGGCGTTTATTAAAACATCTATCGGGACCAAAGAGGATTTCTTAATGACCATCCTAACAACTGCCACCAACTTGGAAGAACTAATTGACTCTAAACCTACGGCGAGGGGTCAAGTTCTTTCAAGGTTTATGGGGTTGGATTTTCTTAAACGAAAGGAAGAAGCTGCCAAAGAAATTTATAGTGACTTCTCCAAAGGAATGTTATCAAACATCTATAACTCTGAAGAACTTAAAACGGATAACCAAACTAGTAAAGAAACAATTGATACTCTAACTGAAACTAATGTAACATTAAACACTCAGTTGGAAGATGTTAAAGGTAGAATTACCAAAGGTCAGGAGTATCGTGATGGGTTGTTAAAATCCAAACACAATATTGATAATGACTTGTTAATGGTTTCACCGGATAAAGTTCAGGAAGATATAAACACATTAGGTTTTAATAAATCCAAAGCTATTTCTGATAGAGATGGTGTTAAGGTTATTGAACCATCTGAGTTCTATCACGAGGATAAACACGACCACGTTAAGAAGAACATTCAGGATATGTTAAAAGAACAAGCTGAGAACAACGCCAAAATTAAAAGTATTGAGGAATTGAAGAGTTCGGTTGAAGGTGGAATCAAATGTGAACATTGTGGTATTGAACTGATGAATGCGGCGATTACTAACGCTAAAATTGGGGAGCTTGCCGGTTTTATCACGCATAAAGGGTTATTGGAGGGGTTAATGCAGGATTTGACCAGCAAAGAGTTAGGTTTTGTAAACCTTAAAAAAGAGTTTGATGAGTATGAGAAAAATAAACTTATTAGAGAGAAATACGAATTAAGTATTGAGAGTTTCCAATTGAAGATTGATGCGTTGAAAACCAAATTGGATAGATACTCAGAGGTTCAGGATAAAATCGCGGAAAACAATAAGACAGATGGGTTATTGATTAAAGCTAAATTGAGATTAGATGAACTTGAGGGTGAGAAGAAAACTATTGAAAAAAGTATTTCGGATAACACATTTCAAATTACAACTCTTAATGGTAAGATTACATCCAACTTGGAAACAATCAGAAAGATTGCGGAAGAGGCTGAGAAGGAAAGAATCTATAAAATCTATTTGGAAATATTTGGTAAGAATGGTATTACCAAACTTATTATGAAAACGATGATGCCACTTATCAATAGTGAACTTCAAAGATTATTGGAAGATAGTTGTCATTTCAGATTAGAAGTTAGAATTAACGATAAGAATGAGGTTGACTTCTTAATGATTGATAACAACACTCAGGTTGAGAAACCTATGTCTTCAGGGTCCGGGTATGAAAGAACAATTGCGTCACTAGCGTTGAGGGCGGTGTTAAGTAAAATCTGTTCATTACCAAGAGCGAATATTGTGGTATTCGATGAGGTATTCGGAAAGATATCCAACGACAACTTGGAGATGGTATCGGAGTTCTTCACGAAGATTAAAGAGTACTTTGAGAAGATATTTGTTATCACTCATAATCCTCTGGTCACGAATTGGGCCGACAACGTTGTGAGGATAAGGAAAGAGGACAATATTAGTCACGTATCCCAATAAAATCAGTACCTGCCGGTTGACAGGTACTTTTTTTTTGATTATAATTTGGGTATAAATTTAATATAATTAAAGTATGTGTAATTCTGTTCGTATATGTAATAAGTGTGGTAAATCATTACCATTAACTGAAGAATTTTTTTCAAAAAACCAAAGTACAAATACGGGAGGGAATAAGTATTTTAGACCTGATTGTAAGTTATGTAATAAATTAATGAATGAGGGTCGGAAAAAGGCTTATAATAATGCGGGGAAACCCGAACCACCTAATTTTGGTTATGACCCAATAACAAAAAGAACTGAAAATGGTTATCCTTGTGATAATTGTGGTAAAACACATTATTCTAAACAAATTGTGTTTGACCACGACCACATTACATTAGAATTTCGAGGATGGTTATGTGACGCTTGTAATCGGAGTTTAGGGATTTTAGGGGATGATTTTAAAGGTGTTTGTAATTCGATTTCATATTTATTAAAACGAGCTTTATCGACTGAAGAAATTGAAGACATAATAAATAAAAAATTAATAAATAAAGAATTAATAAATAAAGAATTAAATAATATTGGAAATGAAAATGGAATTACTTAATGGTGATTGTTTAGTGTTGATGAAAAATATAAAAGATTCCTCAATTGACTTAATATTATGTGACTTACCATATGGTACTACAGATAGAAGTGGGGTTGATAAAAATGGGAAAAATAGGGTATTAGAGTGGGATTGTATGATACCTTTAGATGAATTGTGGAATCACTATAAAAGGATTATTAAACCAAAAGGTGTTATTGTATTAACTGCTGACCAACCATTTACATCAAAATTAGTACTATCAAATTTAAAATGGTTCAGATATGAATGGATATGGAAAAAAAGAAAAACAACTGGTTTCCTTCACGCTAATTATAGACCTATGAAAGAAACTGAAGATATCTTAGTATTTTCTCCATCGTATGCTTCTGCTGCCGCAGGAAAATCTAATAATAGTATGGTTTATAATCCTCAAGATTTAATTGAAAAAATAGTTAAAAAAAAGAACAATCCTAAACGATTAGGTAATTTTTTACATAATCCTGAACATATGGGTGAAGGTAATAAATTATTAGGTGAAAGCGAATACACTCAAAAATTTACAAATTATCCTAGTGAAATTATAGAATTTGGTTCTGATGGTAATATTCACCCAACTCAAAAACCGGTGGCATTAATGGAATATCTAATAAAAACGTACTCTAATGAAGGTGATTTAGTTTTAGATAATTGTATGGGTAGTGGTACTACAGGAATTGCTTGTATTAATTGTAACCGACAATTTATTGGGATGGAGATGGATTTAAAGTATTTTGAAATTGCAAAAAAAAGAATTGAAGAACATATTGAAATAGTTTTGAATAAGTAAAAAAAAAGTATTATCTTTGTAACTTAATGTATAATTTAAACGTATAATATATGAATGGCTTAACCAAATACATTTTATTTGTATTTACAAAAAACGACAACCCAAAAGAATTTACAGAACAAATTGCGGATGAACTTAGTGTTTTGTCGGACTCCCCCAATTTAAACTATTATTATGGTCCGGAGTCCTCTATCTTTACAGTATCAACATTAGATTCTTATGAAGATGTTAAAGACTATGTAGATATGATTTTAGATGTGGATGATATTATGTATATATTATTACCATACACATCTGACAAACTGTCATATGGATTACCTAAAAAAATCTCTGAACACCTGTTCAACGACGGTATTAATGACTATATGTCAGAGATACCCAAAAAATTTGATGAAAATGAGATTGAGGTACAAAACATGATAAAAAAACAAATTCGTGACGAATTCTTATTGAAAGTGGAGTGGATGGATATTGATGATTTTCCTAAAGAAAAGATTATTAAAACTAAAAAAATCCCTACCTTTGATGAACTATTTGAAAAGATAGCGGATTCGGGTATTGAATCGTTGTCTCAAGAAGAATTACTAACACTTAACCAATATTCTAAATAAAATATATGAAAGAGAAGAACTCAGGCAT